TACATTAACTTATGCTGGATCTACAAGAGTAGGACAGATAGTTAATATAGATACAAGACAAGGTGGACAGACTTATCTGTTTACTTTATTAGTGAGGTTCTGATGGCTAGAGCTAATGGTATTGAAAATATAGAAAAAGATCTTATTGGTAATTTAGAACGTGATTTGAATACTTTTGTTCGTGTTGTATTAAGTGATCTATCTACAAAAAGAAATAGTCCTGTTGATACAGGTTTCTTTGTTTCAAGTTGGACAGCCAGTACACAAAGACCTAGACCTGATGAAGCCAGAGAATCAGTTGCTCCTTGGAGTAATATAAAACCTCGAAGGAAAGGAGATCAAAGTAATCCTCAAGCAGTAATTGAACCTAGATTTATTGATTCGATTCCTAATTTTAAACCTTTTTCTAAAGTATTTATTGGTAATAGATCACAATATGCAGCTAGAGCTTTAGCTTCTCCTAATAGTCAAATACCTCAATATGTTCAAGGTGAATTAAGACGACTTATAAATACAGTATTTACTGAAAAACCAAAACTTGGTGTTGCTGCCTTTGGTACTGGAGTCAGGGGTAAATCTGATAATGTTAGATTTAAAGGAAAAGGTATTGGTCAATTTAGTGATCCTAGTTCTGTATTTGTTGATTACGAAACTCCATGACTTTAGTTAACACCAGAGCAGCTTTTGAAAAAGCAGTAACAGATGCAGTTGCAGCAGTAGACGCTACTGTTGAGATGGTTTACGACAACATGGTTTATAAAACACCAGGAAAAACTAAAAAATATATAATTATGTCAGTTGATTTTGCACAAGCTACAACTCAAACTCAAGGAGCATCACAGGATTTTTATTCTGGTGTTATTCAATGTAATATTTATGTTCCAAGAGGAAAAGGTAGTGCGACCTTATCTGCATTAGGAGAAGCAGTTATTGATGGACTTACTTCTGTTAATGGTTCTGGATATAGCGATACCTTTAGTTGTGATCCAAGAGTATTAGATGTTGTTGGCCCTGCTCCTATTGAATTAGATGACTCTTCACACTTTCTTGGCTTAATATCTTGCCAATTCACCGCTAACGCTTAATATAGTAGAGTAATATAATTTTGATATGACAAGAGCAGTAGACCTACTCAAAAACAAGTTTGGAGTTTCTCAACTTTACAAACATGACATTAAACAAGACGATGAGATTATTCTTACTGTCTATTGGCATCCTCTAACTATTGCTGAAAGAGAAGCAATACAAAAGAAATCATCAGATGATGTTAATGATTATGCTTTACAAATGATGATTGAAAAAGCATTAGATGAAAATGGTAAAAAAGTTTTTCAAGATGGAGATAAAGCATCTCTTAGAAGAGAAGTTGAAGTTACTATTCTTGAGGAAATACAACTAGCTATGATTAATGCTGGTGCTGATAAGGAGGTTGCAGATGCTAAAGCCGATTTGAAAAGCTAATAAAGATTGGCAGTTTATATATGGTTTAGCTAAACAGTTACATAAAACTGTAGCTGAGTTATGTCAAACTCTTACCATTGAAGAGATGATAGGTTGGGCTGCTTATGCAGAGTTAGAAAGTGAAGAATATGAAAAACAACGAGAACAAGCACAAAGATCTAGTGCTTTAAGAGGTAAAAAGAGGTAATATAAAGAAAATGTTTTAGTTTTTTATAGCAAGTGGCTAATTATAACGTAGATATTGCTGTTGCCATAAAAAATGCTAGAGCATTAAAACAATTTAATAAAGATGTAAAACAGACATCAAATTTTGTTGATGATGTAAATTTAAAAATTAGAAGAGCTAGTAATGCGTATGAAAAATCTTTAAATACTTTAAGTAGTTCATTACAAAAAACAAAAGTTAATATAAATAAAGCAGCAGTAGGTACTGATGCTTTTAGAAAATCAGCACAAAATTTAGTTAGGGCAGAAAAATCTTTAAATAAAGAATTACAATTAAAAAATAAATTATTAGAACAACTTAGAAAAAATGAAGATCAGTTAGGTGTTGCTCAATCATCAAGCAGTAATCGTGTTAGAAGGAATGTTGCAGAGAGTCGTAGATCAAGAATAAGTTCTAAATTTAAAACTTTAGATACACCTACACCCTCAATAGATTTAAGGAATAGGGTTAGAGGAAACTTACGTCAAAGTAGAATTAGTAGATTTGGTTCTGGATTTGCCGATTTTAACCAAAATTTTGAACAAAGAATAGCTCAAAGAAATCAAGCAGAATTTCAAAGAAATCAAATAGAAATTAAAAATAGACTTAGACGAAATATAAATCAAAGTAAATTTAGTAGGTTTGGCTCTGGGTTTGCTAATTTTAGTCAGACAGTTGATTCAAGCATTGCTGCTCAAAATCAAAGAGCAATAAAAACAAATGTTTTAAGAAATATAAGAGAAACTCAAAGATCAAGAATAGGAGGAGGATTTAGGTCATTATCTTTATCAGGACAAACATCTCCTGTGGGAGAAAAAATTGCACGGGCTTTAGAAAATGAAAAGAAACTTGTAAAAGAAGTTGAAGCTATAAGAGGTAGAGCAAGTAAGAAAAGAGCAGCTAATACTAAACGTCAGTTAACTCTTGAGAAAAGATCAAATGGATTTGTAAAGAAGGCAATACAAGAAGAAACTGCATTAAGAAAAAAAGCAGAAGCAGAAGCAAATAAACTCGCACAAAAAAGAAGAGAAAGAAGGCAAAAATTAGGAAGTACAGCTAGTAGTGCAATTATTGGTGGTGCATTTCCTTTGCTTTTTGGACAAACAGGTGCAGCAGCAGTTGGTGGTGGACTTGGTGGTGCAGCAGGTGGATTAGTTGGAGGACAGTTTGGCTTTGCGTTATCAATTCTTGGTACTGCAATAGGTTCTGCTATTGATAAAAATGAAAAATTTAGACAATCTCTTGCTGTTTTAAATCTTCAATTTAGTACTACAAGTGGAAGTACTCAAATCTTAGCTGCTGATGTAGATAAATTGGCAAAGAGACTTTCTATAACAAAAGAAGAAGCAATAGCAGCTTTAAGTGCTTTTAAAGAATTTGGTTCTAGTTCAGTAGCAAAATCTTTAGTAAGTATTTTTGGTACTGACTCTGCTGCATTTGATACTTTAGCTTCAACAAACAGACAAGCTGCGTTAGCAAAACAAATATTTGCAACAAGAAAAGAAATAGGTAATCAAGTGGCTAGGCAGTTATTACAACAAAATTTAGTCAATGATTCTTCTGTTGTTGAGTTGGCTTTAGCAGAGGCAAAAGCAAAAGCAGCAAATGATGAAGCTATTGCAAAAGCAAAAGTTGTTACATTAACAGATATGTTAGCTGCTAGTGCTGCTACTCAAGCTGGTAGACCTATTGATCCACAAATTTTTGGACAAGAAAGAGGACAAAAGATACAAGAAGAATTTGAAAAGGGTAAACAAAAAAGAATAGAAGATTTTAAACAATCATTAAATGAAGTTAGAGAATTGCTTGGATTAGTAAATGAAGCTCAAGGTCAATATGGACAATCAGGCAGTTTAGCTCTTTCTTCGATAACTGATAAAGTAAAAGATCTGCAAGATGAAATGAAAAAATTAGCAAATCCAATATATATGGTTATGAGTTTGTCGAATACAATGGCAACTTCATTTGAAGATTCATTTAAAGGAATTATAAAAGGAACGATGACAGTTGCAGATGCGTTTAGAAATATGTTAAATCGTATTGCAGATCATTTCTTAGATACTGCTGCAAGAATGTTAGCTAATCAGTTTCAGCAAGGTTTACTAGGTTTATTTGGTAATTTATTTACGGGAGGATTTACTGCTCCTGCTGCATTTGTAGCTGCTCCTGGAACTTTTGGAACAAACATTCCTAGTGGTGCAAATTTATTGCCAGGTTCTTTTGCTAATGGGGGTAGACCTCCTGTTGGTAAACCTTCAATCGTAGGAGAACGTGGTCCAGAATTATTTACCCCAGGTGTTTCTGGAACTATTACACCTAACGAAATGCTTGGTGGGTCTACAAATATAGTTGTAAACGTAGACGCTTCTGGCTCTAACGTAGAAGGAGATGAAGATGAAGGTAGAGCTTTAGGTATTGCATTATCAGCAGCTATAGAGACAGAATTAATTAAACAAAAAAGACCTGGAGGTTTACTTGCATAATGGCTACTTTTCCATCAATCACACCAACATACGGACAACAAAAAAGATCCGCACCAGCTACTCGTACTGTTCGTTTTGCTGATGGCTACGAACACAGAATTTTATTTGGACTAGCTGCTCATCAAAATCCAAAAGTTTTTAACTTCACTTTTAACGTATCGGAAACGGATGCGGACACCATAGAAGGAT